GTGCAAGTCATTCTCTGCGATACCAAGATTGTAGCGCAGTACACGCTTGAACCGGGCGAACCGTTGAACGTCAAGCTTAAGGGTGGCGGCGGTACGAACATGCAGCCCGCGCTTGACGCAGCACGCGACGCACAAGCCGTCATTTGCTTTACGGATTGCGACTTTCCGCGCGACGTCAAGGATACTGGCGTACCTACGCTTTGGGCGCGCTACGGGAAGCGCGGCAAGTTCCCGAAGTGGGGCGAAGCAATCCAGTTGCCCTAAGTGATCTAATCGGGCGCGTCGCAAGGCGCGCCTTAATTAGACCATTTGACAGTGACGCACTACACGTGTACTAGTAAAAGAAAACGACCCTCGCAACCCGCAAATAGGACAGAAGCCATGGCCGAATTAAACACAGAACGCGTGCAGGATTTATCCGCGCCGCTGCTGACGTTCGAACAACTCGCGCGCCAAGACGAACCCGCCGCGCTTGCAATCCTTGACGCTTGGATTGCTGGCCAGCCCCTCGCGCTGTACGACGTGGGCACGCCGCTTGCGCCCAAGCCGGGCGCATGGGTCATGACGCAGATTGAAACGCTGCGCCCGCAAGAAATCTACGCATTGGAGATACCGGCATGAGGTACACGGCGAAACAGAAGACGCAAGCTGCTAAAGACCGGCTTGACGCTGCGCTTATCAGCGACGCGAAGCGGTTCGGGCATCACGGCCCCGCCAACCTTATCGAAACAATACGTCAGCGGCATAACGTCGCAATTGATCCGACGTACGCGGAACACCTCTGCCGCGAGTTCGCAGGATGGAAGCCATGACGGGCCATTGGCATATCATCCGCAGCTATGAAAGCGGCGACGAAACGGTGTTCCACTGCGCGCGGTTCAACGGCGAGACGTGGCACTTTACGAAGGTACGCGTGCTGACGATATGGTGGCGTACGCAAGGCAGCGTGACCGACATTCTGCGTAAGGCAGAAGAACGCTGGCAAGAGGAACAAGGACAGAAACCATGATCGACGTCAACCCGAATGCACCGACGTCTGCAAAGGACGTGCAGCGCGCGGCGATAATAAACAGGCTTGAACTGAAAATCGTTTCGCTGTACAGTACGCGACGTGCGGCGGAAGTGGCGTTTCACCGCGTGTACAACCGTAGCGCATTGCTTAAGGTAGTGCACGTTGACGAAGACATGTATCAGCGCGCCGTGATGGGGCTGGAAAGGGCAATGAAGCAATGACACACCCGGTGATGATTAACGACGCGACGCGTGAACTGCACACGCTGATCCTTGGCGCGACGCTCGGACAGGCGGCGCTGTCGCGTCTAAACGCACCCGGCCTAGCGACCTATTTCCGGGCGTTGGCGGAAAGCATGGAAGCCACTGCCGGGGTGATCGGCGACGACAGTGACGCGCTGGCCGGAATGCTGCGCGTAGAGTTGCGGTACTACATGGCCATGGCTTAGGACTGTACCGGCTAGGCGCGTCCCGGCGCGCCCTTCCCGTGCAATCCAGCGCGACTAGAGAAGGATCGAACCCATGAAGAACCTTATGCTGACCACCTGTCTTCTGCTTACCGCCGTCCCGTCCTTCGCGGGCGGGCCGGTGATCGAAGAACGCTACGATACCGAGGTGGCGGGCGACCGCGCCAAGGTCAACCCGCTCGTGATCGTGGGCGCGCTGACCGTCGCCTGCCTGATCCTGTGCCGCGACAAGGACAGCGCCCCCGTGGTGATCGTCCCGCCGCCGCCGTGCAACGGGGACTGCTAAGATGAAGACGTGTCTTCTGCTTATCGCAGCCCTTACCCTGTCCGCGTGCATCAGGACGCCCGAACCGACGCTTTCCGCGAAGAACGAGACGACCGTCACGGTGCAGGGCGTGCCGTGGGACTTCGGCGCGGCCTACCGCGACAGCTTGCCCTACCGCACCGCGCGTGACTACTGCGCGGCCACGCACGCGGGCTATAAGGGCGGGCCGTCGTACGTCGGTTTCGTGCAGATCGACAGCATGACAGGGCTGCACACGTTCGCGTGCTGATCCTCGAAGCGTGGCCTTGCGGGGCCACGTCACTAGGAACAGTGAGGACAGAAGCCGTGAGTTCAAAGCTTTCGCCGTGGTACGTGTCGGAGAAGAACCGGCGCGATAAAACGACGCCGAAGTATGACCCTTGGACGTCTAACAACAAAAGGCGTGACAGCCGGTCTAAGCCGTCTGCGCACCACGTAAAGAGCAACGGCGTTATGCACGTTGAAGATGGGCATAAGGTTTGGCGTTTGGAGTGGCGCAACGGCAAGACGTACAAAGTGCGCGAGAAGATGACGCAAGCGGAACACGACGAGTACGTTATACGACGCTGGCGTGAAGCGAACGGGCACGCCGCGACCGTGATAGGTATCGACCCCGGATCGCCCGACGGTGACGTGACTGTGACCGGGCGGATAGTGCAGGCGGCGCGTGGCAACAAAGGCATGTACGTTCTGTATGACGAACTGTCGAATATTGACCCGACGATATGGGACGTGATGCAAGACGCCGTGAAAGACGAGTGCGAGAAATGACCGCACCGAAGACGCCGAACTTTAGCCACTTCCGATGGATGCCGCAGCGCACACGTTACGGCTTGACTGTCTGGACGTTTGGGCACCCCCGCGCCCGTGTTTTCGCTGCGATACGTCGTGACGTTGACGGCTTGGCCGTGACGCGATCAATGCACCAACCGTTGCGCAAGGGCGCGGTGGCAGACTTGTACGCTGCTTTCGACACACTCGTGACGGAAGAACTGGCGCGGTTTGTGACGCAGCTTGACAACCCGGCGACGTGCAAGCAGTGTGTACTGGCAGCGCGCCCGTACCTCGACAAGCTGCAACAACTAATCAACGACTTCACCGCAACATAAGGACCGAAACAATGCGTGGACGTATCCGTAACATACTTGGCGACGTGCTGTTCGCCGTGCTGCTGTTCGGCGTCATGTTTGGCGTGCTGCTGATCGGCGAAAATTCTGTACGTTGCGACGAAAAAGAGTGCTTGACGACGCACGAAAACTAGTTTACCAACGTACATGACCGGACAGATAAGCACGTTGACACGGCAGACTGTACGGGCTACCAACGTAACGCTACCATCAACAAAAGGACGATCCAGATGGCCAAGACCCCCGCACCCGCTGCCGCCGCAATCGCGACCGTTTCCGTCGGCAAGTTCACCTTTGACACCGGCTTTGCTATCCCGACGGCGGCGCGCACTGCGGCCAAGCAGTCGGACGACGCCGAAAAGCTGATGGCGATGCCCATTGGCGCTTCGTTCCTCGAAGCCGTCACCGTGCCCGACACCGTGACCGACCCCGCCGAACGCGAGAAGACGTTCAAGGAAAAGGCCAAGGGTGTCACGAACCGCCTGTCCGGCCTGACGCGCCGCTTCGCGAAGAAGAATGCGGGTTACGCGTTCGCGCTTCGCACCGTCAACGACGACCAGATGGGCCGTGGTGTCCGCGTGTTCCGCATCGAACCGGAACCCGTCGCGGGCGCGCCCACCCCGACCGCCACCGAAGGAAGCACCGCGCCTGCCAGCGCGTAACGCTGTCGCGTGGCAGTGCAGCCCTGTCCCTGTGAGGGTGGACAGGGCTGCACCCCAAGCGACAGAAGTGTTGCGCTCACGTCCCCGTAGTTTAGACATTGCCCGGACCTGATCAGCCGGGCGCAAAACAGTCCGTACCTCCTCCCACGGAAAGACGCAGGGCCAACCTGCCGGGGCAAATTAAACAAAGGACGCGTCATGTACTTATCCACCTTCCTGCCTGACAAATCGCAGGTGATCGCCGAAGTCGCCAAGATGCCCAAGGCGCACCAGATGGCGGAACCCGCGCTGTTTGAAGCCGCCGTGCGTACGGTGCAGAAGATCGTGATGGATAAGCTACAGTACGAAATCCACATATCTGTCAGCGACGCGGTGGCACAGTACGAAGCCGTCAACGGGCGTTACGACGCATTGCCGGGCGGCGAGGAAGGCGACAGGGCGCGCGACGATTACGAAAGCGGGCTGGACGACATTGTGGAAACCGTGTTCCAAGAATACGAACAGGGCTTGTCGCAGAACTGGCTTGGCACCAACACGATTGACAGCCAAGTGTGGGCAGAGGACGGCCCGCAACGCTTGGCCACCAGTGCCGCCAAGGAAATCTGGAAGACGCTGACACTCGACAAGACGCCTGCGCAAATCCTTGCGAACGCGGGTATCGTGGCGACGGATTTTGCTGCACTCGCCGACGCGGTGCAGACTGCACAAACGCAACAAAAGGAACTGACGAACATGGCAGACGCTATCGAAAACGTCTTGGTCAAGATCAAGATGCACGTGGGCACGGCTTTCAACGTGATGGCCGTCTACGAAGACATGGAAACCATCTTCGATGACGAAGACGAAACGCTTGTGCAGTCTGCGGCGTCGCGTCTCGGCATCGACATGAACGACGTGAACACGTTGCAGATTGCGGCGCTGGAATTCGAGGACCCGGCTGACGACCTGACGAAAAAGCTGACTTCTGTCAGCGCGGGACCGACACCGGCACGGGCACCTCGCGCACCGCGCACCCCGAAGGCCACGGCAGGGGAACCCGCACCCGGTCAACTCGACGGTTCGGTTTTGGAAGCGTTGAAGACGTGCGGCGTGAGCGAAACCGGCATGGCGGAACAGCTTGGCGTGTCACGTTCGACGTTCGTCAACTACGCCAAGAACAAGTCGGCGTTCGTGCCCGACAACGACCAGACCAAGCTGATCCGGGGCGAACTTGTCGCACGTACGAACCTGCTGTTGCAGGCACTCGCGACGATGGACGGAACCGAAGCCATGGCGGTATCGTGATGGCACGTCGTACGTTTAACGTCATGGCCGGGCTGGCGTGCTACGGCGTGGGGCTGGCGCTGCTGCTTTCGTTCGGTGGCGTGGCGGGCTGGACCATGTTCGCGGTGTTCGCCGCGTGCGCGCTCGGCTTTTTCGTACGGTCCTAGCGTGCTAGGGCTTGCCTTCCCCTGCGCGGTGAAGGTGTACAGCGACGGTACGTGGTATTGCGCTGTATGCGACCTGCGCGGGGATAAGGACGAAGACCCCGACGACTACTGCCTTAAGCGCAAACAGGAAGCCAATGCCTCGCCGGACAGGACCGCCACCCGCCAAAGATGACACGTTCCTATGGCGCATATGCAAGGCGCTGGACGAACCACCGCGTGTGTTGGCCGCGAATATCGACGTGCCTTATGCGGAACTTGAACCGCTACTGGACCACCGGCACAAGTTGGTTGAACTCGACCGCGACGAAGTGTGGTTCAAGATCAGGGAACACGTCGGCCAGCGGCTAGGGGCTTTACTGGCGATACGTATGGAACTTACACGCGCGTTGCAGAAGGACGTAGCCAAGCGCGCCGCACGCATTGCACAGATGACCGACCGAGAACCGAAAGGCTCACCCCGTGGACGACGCTGATCTTATCGCATCACTACGTGCAGAGAATGACGCGTTGCGGTTGCAGATTGCGACGTTGACTGAGGAACGCGACAGCATGGCGTCGCTCGTATTCGGCAAATTGCACGGACAGTCGCGCGCACCTAACGGCGTACCGACGCCGGGCGGCGCGCCGTCGGATCGCACTGACTGCACCATGTGCGGCAACGACTGCCACGGTGGCGCGTCCATGGTGTACGGTTCGCCGTATTGCAGCGCGTGTATCGTGAGTAACGGAAACGCTGCTATTATGGACCACGCACGCGACGTGATGAAAGCAGGCGGCGTGCAGCGTGCAACTAAAGCGAAGCCGCTATCAGCGTACGCGATTGACGACGCGAAGTTAAACCCCGACACGCTCGACACGCAAGTCGTGTCGCGAACCGAATGGGATAGATGGTTGGACAGCTTGCAAACAGGACAGAAGCCATGACCGACGCGAAGACTTCGCAGATACGTACGTTTCAGATATACCAGTCTATCAGCGGCTATGTGGACGGTAAGATTGACGACTGGCCTGCCAGCCTTCAAGACCCAATCTACATGGCGCTTGAACGCAAGGCGAAGCAAGTCCAACTGCCGCTGTCTATCGTGTACAGCGCGTGCGAAATTGACCCCGACATTCCAGAAGACAGACCGGGACACTTCTACGTACACGTGGTCGCGAGTGAGATTGTTATCGCCGACGAACGTACGCTGATGCCCGGCACTGTGCAACGCGGCTTCGACGCTGATATGAGAAAGTATCTTGATGACCTTGGTCCTTGGAATTGACCCCGGCAGTAGCGGCGCGTTTGCCGTGTACAACACGAAGACGCGTACGCTCGTTGGCGACGTGATCGACACCCCGACGTGGTTCCAAACAGTCGGCAAAAAGAAACGGCCAAGGATCGACGCCCTCGCCATCGCCGACATGTTCGACACGTACGTACTGATGGACGTTGAACTTGTCGTCATGGAAGCCGTCGGCGGGCGCACCGGGCAGAGTGCGTCGGCGGGCTTCGCCTTTGGCTACGGCGTGGGCATTACGTACATGGCGGCGTTTTACAGCGGCATCGTGATTGAAACTGTACCGCCGCAAACATGGAAGCAAATGCTCAACGTGCCCGGCAAGAGCAAGGCTGACGACACGGCTATCCTCGCACGGGCTGACGAACTCTTTCCACACGACAGGCAACAGTTTCGTGGACCGAACGGCGGCAAGAAAATCGACCGCGCCGAAGCTGCGATGATTGCCAAGTTCGGTGGCGACGTTATATTACCGACACTGCAAAACACACCCGGCGTAGAGTTGCGACTTGCATACCGCGCCGCTGATACAGGGGCTTGACATGAGACTACACAGTGTGAAGTTCAAACGCGCGTCATGGTCGCGCGAGGAAGAAGCGGCGCGCGCCGACTTCGTACGTGACCTAATGTCGCTGCACGGCTGCTATCTGGAAAAGGTATGGTTCGCCCGCGACGCGCGTCAAGGATGGGTGGCGCGGTACGAATGAAGATCGCAACTCAACCCCTGCCGCTGTTCGACTATCAGGCCACCGCAGCCGACCTTATGGCGACGCGCGAACGCTTTGGCCTGCACGACGAAATGGGTATCGGTAAGACAGCTACCACGATAGGCACGGTGGACCGGCTGCAAGCCAAGCGCGGGATCATCATCTGCCCGGCTATGCTGCGCGAGAACTGGATAAATGAGTTTCGCAAGTTTTCAGTGTACGAACGTAAGCTGTGCAAGGGACGCACGATACACGACTACATCGCGTGGTCGCGCGGGCGGTTCGACGTGCTGATTACGTCGTACGAACAAGCGACGAAGTGGGCACCGAACTTTGTAAAACGTGGCGAGTTTATCGACTTCCTTGCGCTGGACGAAGCGCACTACCTTAAGAACGAAAACGCAAACCGCACACGCGCCATACTAGGACACGAAGCGGGCGGGCTGGACAGTATATCGCTGTTCGCAGAACACGGCTACCACGTGACAGGCACGCCAATGTCGAACGACCCGCTGGACATTTACACGTTCCTGCGGTTCGCCCGTGCAATCGACATGGACGCGGTGACGTTTATCAAGACGTTCTTTGATCGCCAAGTAGGAACGTACAGCGCGCGTCACTTCGTACGCGACGACATGCGACCTATACTGCAACAGTTGATCTACAACAACAGCATTCGCCGCACGCACGGCGACGTGGGCATGACGTTGCCGCCCATCTTCCTGAAAGAAATGCTGCTTGAAGGCAACATGTTCGACTTGCAAAAGGCACTCGACGCGTATCCTGATCTAGAGAAGCGCGTCGTTGACGCTATCCAGAACGGCAACATTGAACAGTTGAACGCAGAGTACATCGCCATCGTACGACGTCTTGTTGGAAAGGCCAAAGCTGTTCCATACGCCGAACTGTTGAAGAACGAACTCGACGCGCTGCCTACCAAACGTGTCGTGTTTTGCTGGCACACCGAACCACTACTGCACGTGGCGAACTACCTGCGCAAGCACGGCTACGGCGTGGTGACGGCTTATGGTGACACGCGCGAGGCTGACAGACAGGCAGCGGTGCAGTCGTTCATGAACGACCCGAACTGCCACGTGTTCGTCGGCAACATAAAGGTGGCCGGTGTCGGCTTGACGCTCACCTCGTCGTATGAAATCGACATGCTGGAAAGCGATTGGTCGCCCGCAGGCAACGCGCAAGCTATCAAGCGTGTACACCGTTACGGGCAGCGGCAGAACGTCCACGCCCGGTTCATCACGCTTGCCAATTCGATTGATACCGTCGTAAACCGCATCGTGCGGGACAAGACGGCGAGTATCGCCCAGATTG